AGAATTCGTTCTAGGCCCCCCCTGTCTACACGAAAGCAACCCGCTCCAACCTTCTAATTTCCTCTCGCATACAAAATGGTTCTCACCATCATCCGCGACTATCTACACGAGGCTCAACTCCGCCTTAAGAAAGAATGGCAAACTTTTCAGAAATCTGATCAAGAATCAGGCTACTCCGACAAGCTTCCAACCGACTACGACCTTCGCCGCTACTACGACTCCGCACGCGACTACGACGCTGAAAAACACAAAACCGAAGAATATCAACACAACTTCGCCCTGACTCATGAACGCTATACGCAAATGAACGCTGACCGAAACGAACCCTTCGAATTTTACCGTCCCCTTGAAGACAACGAACTTCCAGACATCCGCTTCCCTGCACCTGGCATAACCGTTCTTCCCTTCCGCTACCACACTGGACAAATAGTTGAAACAACTGACGAACTCCCCGACTCCGGTTTCTCACTCCATCCTCTCATCGATTATCTCACCAAAACGAAATGGCTACACTATCGCCCATACATTGACAAATACTGTCGACCTCTTGGCACAACTAACGCTACTTTCTCCGACTTTAATCGCGAACAGATACCCTCCGCCCCTATTGATGAAACACGCAAGAACATGGTCCTTCCACTCGTTATCTATTTCCTTAACGCTTTACCTTTTCTTCCTATTCACTTTGTTGACACACGCTTCTGCGGCACACCCAAACATACCGCAACAGGATATTTCCAACGCTTCTCAACATTCTTCAGAACCCACGCTTACTACGCACGAAACAAGCTCTACGCTTTAAGACCCACGTCTAAAGGCTACTTCTTTAACACTGTTTATGAATTTTCACGAACATGGATGCATCACATCAAAGAACATGGCTACCCCTTCGTCCCTTCTCATGACGCACTCGACAACGCTCGACAATACCGCATCTTCATGCAGAAACATGTAACTATGCTTTTTACTCGTAATCACATCTCAGATCGAGACGGCTTCCTCAAACAACGCCCCGTCTATGCAGTCGATGACTTTTTCATTCTCTGTGAACTTATGATCTCATTCCCACTACATGTGATGGCTAGATACCCAATCAATGGAATCAAATCCTGTATTATGTACAGCTTCGAAACGATCCGTGGCTCAAACCGCTACCTGGACTCTATCGCAAGAGATTTCATCTCCTTCTTCACGATTGACTGGTCTTCCTTCGACCAACGCGTCCCCCGTGTCATAACAGACATTTTCTGGACCGACTTCCTTAGACAACTTATTGTCATCAATCACGGATATCAACCTACTTACGAATACCCCGCTTATCCCGACCTTTCCGAACACGATCTCTACAAACGTATGAACAACCTTCTTCATTTCTTACATACCTGGTACAACAACATGGTTTTTGTAACAGCTGATGGTTTTGCATATCTTCGATCTGCTGCTGGTGTCCCCTCCGGACTACTGAACACTCAGTATCTCGATTCCTTCTGCAACCTATTCCTCATCATTGATGGACTATTTGAATTTGGCTTCACCCAAGCTGAAATCCTTTCAATAGTTTTCTTCATAATGGGAGACGACAACTCAGGTTTCACTATGATGGACATCGAACGACTAACCCAATTCATTGAGTTTTTCGAATCCTACGCACTCAAACGGTACAACATGGTCCTTTCCAAGACCAAATCGGTGATAACTACACTCCGATCCCGCATCGAGACCCTTTCCTACCAATGTAATGGTGGCAATCCTAAACGCCCACTTGGCAAATTGATTGCTCAACTCTGTTACCCGGAACACGGTCCCAAGGACAAATACATGTCCGCACGCGCAATTGGAATCGCCTACGCCGCCGCCGCTATGGATGAAGAATTCCACGAATTCTGTCGTGATATCTATCACACATTCCTGCCCTACGCAGCCCCAATCGACGAACACACGCTCTCAATGGCAACCAAACACCTACCTGGTTACTTTAAGATGCTTGATAACATCGCTTCCGAAATCAAATTCGACTCATTTCCAACCCTCGAAATGGTACAAGACAAGTACTCTCGCTGGCAAGGATACCTATCCCACAAGCCGAAATGGAACGACGCACACTTCAAGTTTCTACCCGAGACTGTTCCCAACAACATCAAGACTATGACTGACTATCAACTCGAACACAAACTGGACACACCAGTACCACATTCGTTATTTTGAACTGTCAACCCAATGGTTTTACTTTCCCGTTTTTGTTTATTTTTATGAACGCAAGTTCATTTAATTATTTACTTTACACGCTTTGTTTAATCCT